AGATTAATTACTGTCATGTAATTAGGAACAGAGTAGATAGGATTGTGTTAATACAGAGTTAACTTTAGTGATTAAATAAACTACTAAGATTACAAGTAAATTAATTACCCTCACACGTACTGTCATTTCATATCTATCATTACAAATAGAATAAATAGAATGAGAATAGATAATGTGAGGACATTGAATATATACATAATCATACTGTCCTTAATTAACCCTAATGACATCATTTAGATGCCTTTAGAATTTGTGATGTTAGTTTTGCCATGCTCTTTGCAATACTTACGTTACTTGTATGGTTTCTACCATTAAGACGTAATTGTAAGAACAAGATTGCATGTAGATCTTTATCAGTAAACATGTGGTGTACCTTGTATTGATTAAATTAAATAGGATGTACACCGTTATGATGTACACCCTGTAATTGCACTGTTAGTCAAGATCAATACCTAGATCATTGGCTTGCTTTTGTAATGCAGCCATTAGCGTATTATGCTTCATGGTATCTGCGATTACTTGTTGTTCACGAAAGTTAATAGACTTATCTGCTAGTACACCTGTTACATTCTCACCTGCTATTGCTAGGTTGTTGACCATAGATAAGGTGTTGGATGTAGTTTCCATTAGCATACCGAATGCATCGCCTAAGCCTTTGCGTTTGATAGTTACTGGTTGTGCTGTAGATGTAGTAGCAGATTGGTTAGTAGCTTTAGTCATGAGATATCTCCATAAGTTGACGTTGATATAAGCCTAGTTCTAGCGTGAGCGTTTGTGTAAATGTGTAATTTGAAATAAGCATTCTTTTTTATTTAGTGGTATAGGGGGGGAGGGGTCTTCGGCTTTGTGTAAAAAAACCCCAAGCCCTACACTCATACTAAATTTTTATATTTTGTGGAAACTCGAAAGAACAGTCGTACTAAAAAATTATAATTTTCTGAAACTTCAAAAAGTATATGATCTAAATTTTATTAAGGATATTAATATGTACATTACAGATGAGGGGATAGGATTAGGATGAGAATTATATTAGATATTATTAAGCGTATTATGTGTAAACATAACTATGTTTTAAAAGAGACAGTACACGGCGATAGGATTATCTATCTTGGTTACACTAGATCAATATGGATTTGTACTAAGTGTGCTAAGGTTCATTTTAGTAAGCACATTGATAGAGTGTAGGTATGGATATTATTTTAGTTATATTGAGTGTGGTTTCTTTTGTCACGGTATCACTATGTTTTTATCTTAGTGTGAAGCTGTCTATGTTAGAGGATATGTATCATATATCTAAGTTGACTAAGTATGCCAAAGTTGCAGTAGCATGTGGGGTGTTATCAATAGGAATATGGATGAGTGCAGTAATGTTTGTAGTAGATGGATGTAGGTAAGGTATATAAATAATAAGCTCCGTATATCGGGGCTTTTTTATTGTACGGGTATTGGTTATGCTTGGGCCATTAACACAATGAGGTATAACCAATGTTTACTAAAGAAGAGTTGCAGAGTGCGTTGCCTGCAAAGATGAGCAAGACAATTAGCAATGAGTTAGTGCTTAACCTTAATGCAATGATTGGGGATCCTGATCACTATGAACGTATCAGAGAGAACTTAGTTGGGTATACACATATTCTGTCTGAGGGTAAATATACGGTAGAGGATTATCTTAATGCAGTGATGTATGCGTCATATAAGATGGCAGGTATGACAAACATTGATGCGTTTAGTAAGACGTTCCCGGATAAGATGGCACGATATACTGCTGCAGGTAAAAGTATCAATGCGATTAATAGTTTTGTCACGGCGTATAATAAGACTAAGTTGGTGACTAATATTCTTAGTCAGGCAATGGTTCCTGTGCATATTCTTAATATGGATTTATTTCAGGAAGCGATTAATAAAGAAGCCCACCTAATGCGTAATGGTAAGACTGAGAAGATTCAGCATGAAGCAGCCAAGGCGTTAATGGAAATATTGCAGCCACCAGTTGAAACTAAGATCAAGTTAGATGTAGGTGTTACTCAAAGTAATGTAATGAATGATCTTGCAGAAGCCACCGAACGATTAGTGAGAGAACAGGAAGCAGCAATTCGATCAGGCCATTACACAGCAAGACAGATTGCTGAAAGTAAAATTATAGAAGGTGAAGCCCATGATGTTGCTTAGCGTATTAGTCGTAATGGCTGCTATTGTATTTGCCACAGGTTACTCGTTAGGAAAATACTAATGTTAGATATGTCGGTAAAGAAGAAGACCAAGACCGTAGAGGATTGGTTGAATGGGATTGATTATGGGGATATGGATAACTATGTTCCCACTCGATTCGCATTGAAGTTTATTAACTTCATTAAGATGGTTAATGGTGCAGATGGTGAAGAGAACTTAACACCTGTAGTACATATGAAAGTATTGGATAGTTTTACTACTGATAAAAGATATGTAGCGAACATGATGCACCGTGGTATTGGTAAGACTACATTGATGGAGTATTTATTCTTATATCTTGGTGTGTATGAAGAGTTGCCTGGATTTGGTGTAGTTAATCTGGCTATCTATGTATCAGACTCCGTTGATAACGGTGTAGCCAACATGCGTAAGAACTTAGAACACCGTTGGGAAAACTCTGAGTTCTTGCAGAAGATGTTGCCACCTGACTGCTGTCACTTTACTAATAACCGTTGGGAGTTAGGTAATCTCAATGGGCATAAGATTATTATTAAAGGGTACGGTGCTAAGACAGGTGTACGTGGTACGAAGGAAATGGGTAAGCGTCCGCAGCTTGCTATTCTGGATGACTTGGTTAGTGATGATGATGCACGTTCACCTACAGTTATCTCCGCTATTAAAGACACAGTGCATAAGGCAATTAAATATGCAATGCATCCAACTAATAGTAAAACCTTCTGGTGTGGTACGCCGTTTAATGCAGGTGACCCTTTATATGAAGTAGTTGAATCTGGTGCATGGGAAGTCAACGTATATCCAATCTGTGAGAAGTTCCCTTGTAGTGAGATTGAATTTAAAGGTTCATGGCCTGACCGATTTAACTATAAGTATGTAAAAGAGATGTATGAGACTTCATTAAGTGAAGGGAACATTGCAGGTTTTAACCAAGAACTTATGCTACGAATCATGAGTGAGGATGATCGTCTAGTACAAGAGAGTGATATTCGTTGGTACAGTCTAAGAACTCTTATGGCAAATAAGGATTCATTTAACTTCTACATCACTACTGACTTTGCAACCAGTGCTAAACAATCTGCAGACTTTAACTTCATATCAGTATGGGCAGTGAATCATTTAGGTGATTGGTTCTGGTGTGATGGTATATGTAAGAGACAGACTATGGATAACACCATGAATGATCTGTTCCGGTTAGTACAGAAGTGGTCACCAATGCAAGTTGGTATTGAGGTTACGGGACAACAGGCAGGCTTCATTCCATGGATTACTGATCAGATGATGAATAGAAATATCTGGTTTAGTATGGCTAGTCATGGTAACAGTCAGCAGCCGGGTATTCGTCCAAGTACAGATAAGCTACAGCGATTCAACGTAACAGTACCTATGTTTAAGAAAGGATCTGTCTACTTTCCTAATGAGTTGTATGAAGATGAGAACAGACGAGATCCTGCTTTAGTAGAGATGCTAGAAGAACTTCGTTTGGTTGCAGCCAGTGGCTTTAAGTCTAAGCATGATGACGCATTAGATACTGTATCGCAGTTACCTTTACTTAATATTGTTAAGCCAAGTGAAACTAACTATGGTCACTTGGGTAGTGACAGTATGTGGGATATTGAAGCAGAACAGGATAATATGTCGGGGACACTTCGGTCATATATCGTGTAGGTAATCATGATTCTCTTTTCAGAAATACTAGGAATCCTAGAGGGGGCTGAGTTTAATCAGCTCTCTATTGTAGACGGTGACGGCGGTGAAGCCCGAGTAGATCGCAAGGAATACAACCGCATCATCCGTTTACTTAATGCAGGCTTAGATGTATTACATCAACGCTTTGAGTTAGCCAAGAATACTATTCAGATTCAGACAACCAAAGGTCAAGTGAAGTACACGCTTGATTCAAGTAATGCATTATCTAAGAACAGTGATGGATTTATTATTGATTCATTAGATGACCCATATGAAAACGATCTAATAGAAATCATGGCAGTCCATGCGCCTAATGGTCGTGAACTCTTATTGAATAACCATAGTGAGCATGTTAATCGTGACGGCGTATTGCATGATGTCTCAGTGGATTGTTTACATGCGTCCCTTTATACATTGGATTATCGTACGCTACGTGTACCTCCTAATCTTATGGATACAGTATTAACTATTCACTATCGTAGTTCAGGTAAGAAGCTAAAACCTTTGGCAGATCCTTTGAATGACCCTATTGATGATTTGGTTATTCATATCCCTGTTTCTTATATGAATGCGCTAACGTTTTATATCGCATCGCGTGTATATAACTCTAAAGGTGCAGAGACTATTGGTCGTGGTATTTTCCATGAAGGTAACAACTATCAGACTAAGTTTGAGCAGGAATGTACGCAATTGAAAGCATCTGGATTCGAGTCTGATGTAATGATTAGTGATAATAGTAGTTTTTATAATAGAGGGTTCGTATAAGAAAAAACCCCTAGTTGTCTAAGCTAGGGGTAATCTCATGGCTAATATCAGGCAGCTTCAATGGAGTTCGCAAACCGTAAGATCAATATAACAATGCCAGATAATAATTACAAGGAATGTGTTAGTATTTTTCAAACTTAATTGTCTTGGTTTAACTATGAGCGAACTTAATAAACCTGATGACTTTGAGCCTGTGGATAATCAACCTTCTAAACTAACCAATTGGAAGAAAGAACCTACCGTAGCTGACCTCAAAGAAGATCTTGAAATGGCACGCGGTCCCCACGACGCACATATGCGAAGAGTGGAGGACTGGCGTGATTGTTATAACGCAGAAGGTATTTATTCAGCACCTGAGATCAAGGGGCGATCTCGCGTTGCACCTAAGCTAGTACGTAAGCTAGTTGAATGGCGTATCCCTTCTTTATCTGAACCTTTCCTGGCTACACCGGATCTATTTGAAGTAGAGCCTGTGACTTGGGAAGATGTTAAAGCTGCAGAACAAAACCAGTTAGTATTGAACTATCAGTTCCGTACGAAGATTGGCTTACAGCGTTTTGTTGAATCCGCTATCCGTAAGTGTACTACCGAAGGTACTGCAGTCATCCGTGCAGGATGGCACTATGTGGATGAGGAAGTCACTGAACAAATACCTGAATTTGATTTTGCATATGATGAGACGATGGCAGAGCAATATGAATCTATATTGCAACAGCTAGATGCGGATCCCTCTTTATACGATCAATTACCTAAGAATATTCAAAAGGGATTAGAGAAGTATACAGAGACAGGTGTACCAATGATTGTTACCCAAACCGGAGAACATGAAGGTACAGTTACTAAAGTTATAGCCAATCACCCTTCTGTAGATGTTTGTGATATTGGTAGTGTTTATGTAGACCCTACTTGTAATGGTGATTTAAGTAAGGCTAAATTTGTTATATACGAATTTGAGACTTGTATGTCTGATCTTGAACAAGACGGTAAATACAAGAACTTGGAGAACATCAATGAATCACTTGCCACACAACCACTCTCACCAACAAGTTCACAATCATCCGAGCTTGCAGGCTATAACTTCAAAGACACCCCGCGAAAAAGAATCGTGGCTTATGAATATTGGGGATATTGTGATCGTGATAATGACGGTATCCTTCATCCTATGGTGGCTACTTGGGTAGGCGATACCATGATCCATCTGGATGACAATCCGTTTCCAGATAAGAAGTTTCCATTCATTTTTATTCCTTTAATGCCAATCCAAGATTCTGTATACGGTGAACCTGATGCAGAACTTCTTAAAGATAACCAACGTATCTTAGGTGCAATTACCCGTGGTATGGTTGACTTGTTTGGTCGTAGTGCTAATGGTCAAACTGGTTTCTCTAAAGGTTTCTTAGATAATACTAACTTCACTCGTTATAAGAACGGTGAAGATTACATGTTCAATCCACAGAACGGTAATGCTGCTAATTCCATTTATACTCATAAGTTCCCTGAAATTCCTCAGTCTGTTATGTACATGCAACAGTATTGGAATGGGGATGCAGAAGCACTTACAGGTGTAAAAGCATTTAGTGAAGGTATGAATGGTGCACAACTAGGTGATACTGCAGCAGCAGTTAGATCAGCTATGGATGCAGCAAGTAAACGTGAGTTATCTATCTTACGCCGTATATCAGAAGGCTTTGTACAGTTAGGTCGTAAGTTCCTAACCATGAATGCACAGTTCCTAACTGAATCTGATTATGTACGTGTAACCAATACTAACTTTGTTCCTATTCGTCCTGATGACTTATCCGGGGAGTTTGATTTAAAACTTAGCATCTCTACTGCAGAAGAAGATCAAGCTAAGATCCAACAGTTATCTTTCTTATTGCAGACTGGTCAGCAGACTATGCCATTTGAATATGTGAAACAGGTTTATTCTAAGATAGCTAAGTTATCTAAGATGCCTGATCTTGCACACTTCATTGAGACATATGAACCACAACCTGATCCAGTACAGCAGAAGATGCAAGAACTTGAGATGGCTAAGATCCAAGCTGAGATTGAAGAAGCCAATGCACGTGCTGCAGAAGCAAGAGCTAAAGTTCGTGTACATGATGCTGAGGTTGGTGTACGTGAAGCACGCGCAAGCGATATCCAAAGTAAGACAGATAAATCTAATCTGGATTTCATGAAGGATGCAGAAGGCATTAAACATCAAGAAGAGTTAGATAAGATTAATGCACAAACACGTGCAGCTACTCGATCTAAGTTAATTGAAAATGAACAGAAGTTTGATCAGCAACAAATGTTGAATAAGCAAAGCCATAACCAAGCTTTGCTACAGAAACATGCTGAACAAGCTATCTCACCTAAACCAATCAATACACAACCATAAGTTTATTGGTTATCATGCAGGGGAATTAACCCCTGCTTTTTATTGTCTAAAGGAAAGTATTATGAGTGTATTTACTATCGAAGAACGTAATGCAGATGCAGAACAATTAAAGAAAGATATTGGTAATGGTATTGCATTAATGCGCTTAAAGAACATGAAAGAGTTCCAAGCCATTATTAAAGAATATACCGAAACACACGCATTAAGTTTAATTAAACAGAAAGCTTCGCTTGTAAAGCAGGGATTAGATAGTGATAATCTACAGCAACAGATAGATGCGACTGCACTATTAACATTATTTTTAGACACAATCGAAACTAAATACGAAAGTGCAAAAGTAAGTCTGAACGAATTAAACGATGAGGAATAACCAATGAATACCCGTAAACTTTCTTTTGAAGCAATTATGGATATGTCACCGGAAGAACTTGCTAAAGTATCCGAAGCTGATTTACGTGAAGCCGAAGAAGCTGCTGCTCAAGATCAAAACCACGAAGACACTCAAGATGATGACCAGTATCATGACAACGATGATCAACAATCTGATGAGCACGACGACGAGGAAGATGAGCGTAGCGAAGATGACGAAGACGAAAGTGATCAGCAGGATGATGAACAAGATGAAGAAGATACCGAAGATGAACAAGGTCAGGAAGACGATTCATCTGGCGAACAAGATACTGATGAATTTGATGACAACGATCAAGATAATCAGACTGATGAACAAAAGAAGGAAGTGGAAAAAGACCCAAAGAAAGAAACTACAATCTCTGCGGAAGACGCAGAAAAGTACAAGCAATTCTTTGATACCGTAACCACTGAATTTAAAGCCAATGGTAAATCATTCTCTATTTCAGATCCTGCAGACATTATCAGTCTTATGCAGAAAGGTCTTAACTACAATCAGAAGATGGCTGCTATTAAACCTTACTTTGGTTTAATTGAAGTTATGAAAGAGCACGGTATTACTGATGCTGCTTCTATTGGTTACCTCATCGATCTTAAAAATAAAAAGCCAGAAGCAATTGCTAAGTTAGTTCAAGAATCAGGTATTGATACCTATGACCTTAACGAAGATAAAGCTAAAGGCTACATTCCAAGTGAAGTAGATGTTAGTCCACAGCGTGCTGAGATTGCAGCTATTGAACGCGATTATGAAAACGATGAAGACTTTGGAATTGTTCTTAATGAACTTAAAACGTGGGATTCCAAAGCTAAGGAAAGTTTGAACAAAGAACCTTCAATGATTCGTATGTTAATCGAACATAAGAAGTCAGGTATCTTTGATCAGATTATTCCGGTGTTACAGCGTGAAATAATGTTAGGTAAAGTTACTGGTAATACTTTAGAAGCTTATGACAATATCGGTCGTGCAATGTTTGCTGCTGCACAGCAAGATCAAGGTGAAGCCCAAGCACAACAACAAGCTAATCAACAACAGCGACAACACGTACCGACACATTCTAAGAACTTGAAAGAGAAACAGGAAAAGCTTGATGCCGCTAAAAAAGCTGCTAGTATGACACGTACGCCACGTAAGCAAGCTAAAGATGCTAGACCTCAGTTGACAGAAGAGCAGATCTTCAACATGACTCCTGAGGAACTGGCAAAAGTAAATCCAAAGTATTTGTAATAGGTAATACACCATATGCGTATTTATAACGATCCAGCCAACGGCAAACCAAGTTCTGCAGGACCGCAACTTCGCAAAGCGTTCTATATGAAGAATGCATTAGAAGAAGCAGTTAAAGAACAGTATTTCACACAGCTTGCTGATGTTACGGCAATGCCTAAAAACCACGGTAAAGTAATTGAGCGTTACGTACATATTCCAATCTTGGATGACCGCAACGTAAATGACCAAGGTATCGATGCCACTGGTAAAGTAATTAAAGACGGTAACCTTTACGGTTCATCTAAAGACGTTGGTACTATCACGGCGAAAATGCCGCTTCTTTCAGAAGTTGGTGGTCGTGTGAACCGTGTTGGTATGACACGTAAAACAATCAAAGGCACTTTCCAAAAGTACGGTTACTTCACTGACTACACACAAGAGTCAATGGACTTCGATACAGAAGAAGATCTAGAACAACAAGTAACCCGTGAAATGGTGAAAGCTGCAAATGAAATCACAGAAGATCTTTTACAGATCGACTTGTTGAATGCTGCAGGTGTAGTTGTTTACGGCGGTTCTGCAACAGAAGATGCAGAAGTTGATGAAACTGCTCTTGTGCAGTATGAAGACTTTGCACGTCTATCAGTAACTTTGGATAACAACCGTACTCCAAAAAATACGAAGATCATTTCTGGTTCTCGTATGATCGATACCAAAACACTTAACGCAGGTCGCGTTATGTATGTAGGTTCTGAGATCATTCAGCACGTACGTAAAATGAAAGATTACCATGATGAACCTGCATTTATCTCTGTAGAGAAATATGCAAATGGTGGTGAAATCCTTCGCGGTGAAGTAGGTGCAATTGATCAATTCCGTTTGGTTGTTGTTCCTGAAATGATGAAATGGGCAGGTAAAGGTAAAGCAGTATCTGACGATAAAGCTATCCACACTACTGATGGTAAAGCTGACATCTTCCCTATGCTTGTTGTAGGTTCAGAAGCGTTTACTACTATTGGCTTCCAAACTTCTGGTAAGAACACTAAGTTCGTTATCTACCATAAGAAGCCAGGTGAAGCGAATGCGAATGCTGATGATCCGTACGGCGAACGCGGCTTTATGTCAATCAAGTGGTACTATGGTTTCATGGTATTACGTCCTGAACGTATCGCATTGATTAAAACAGCATTACCACTTTAATATTTAAGTGTGGTATATAAGGGGAGTTAAATGCTCCCCTTTTCTTTTACTTAATATAATGGAACCTCAAATGAGTAAGTTAGACCAAAACACAAACCTCACCGAAAACACTGATGATCTTGATGACTTTAAGGTTCCAGAAGTGCCTAAGAAATCCAAGCTTGAAATGTTAAAAGAGCGTGCTACTCAACTTGGTATTACATACTCACCTAACATTGGTGAAGAAACATTGGCCCGTAAAATCCAAGACAAGCTTGAAGGTGAAAACATTCAAGAAGCATTGGCTGAACGTGAAGAAAAGAATAAGCCAATCTCTAAAGCACAAGCGGCAGCACTTAAACGCCGTGATGCAATGAAGTTAGTTCGTGTGGTTGTATCTCCAATGGATCCTTTACGTCAGCAACTTGAAGGTGAAATCGTTACTGGTGGTAATAGCTTGATTGGTACTATTTCTAAATACGTACCTTTCAACAATGAAAATGGTTTCCACATTCCAGAGATCCTTTATAAAATCTTACGTGACCGTAAATACATGAGTCACTATACAGTTACTGATTCTAAAGGCCGTGAAATCAATCGCCATCGTTTAGCCCCTGCTTATAGTATTGTGGTATTACCTCCATTAACTGATGCAGAATTAAAAGCAATTGCGCGTGACCAACGTGCACGTCAAGGCAGTACAGACTACGAGGACTAATACATGGCTCAGGTAATCCCACCAGAGTTGCCTATTGCGCCATTTGATATATCTGAACTTACTACCGGACAGGTAGGCGGTACTGGTGTATTTGATGTGATGCTCTCAACTCTAAAGGCACACCTACAAGAGCAATTCAAACAAGAGCGTATTCGGGGAACTGAGTACGCTTCTGCTTTTGTAGAACTATATACAGCGACATTAACTGCAGCTACAAGCTATGCTTTGTCACGTCATAAACTTCCATTTGAATTGGCTAATCTTGAATTAGATGGAAAGCTTACTGATGCACAGATCCGTCAGATTGATTTAATGCTTACTAAAGTTCCTCATGAAATTGAGAACATCCAAGCATCAACTGAACGTACTAAGGCAGAGACAGCTCAAACTGAATTGGTTACTTCTGATCGTATCCCTGCAGAAATTGCAAACCTTACTAAACAAGGTGAGCTTGCAGATCAACAGATCTTAGAATCTAAGTTCAATGT